CCTAGACCGAGATGATGACGTATTAAGATATCAAGGTTTAGCTTTTAGTTGGATAGGCTTTGACGAATTAACACAGTGGGCAACACCATTTGCTTGGAACTACATGAGGTCAAGACTACGTTCTACTGCCGCTGATTTACCAGTGTACATGAGAGCGACAACTAACCCAGGAGGTCCGGGTCATCAATGGGTTAAGAAGATGTTTATTGACCCAGCACCTTATGGAAGAGCATTTGATGCCACAAACATTGAGACAGGACAAGTTCTTAAATACCCTGATGGGCATAGTAAAGCAGGCGAAGCACTTTTCAAAAGAAGATTCATACCTGCTAGATTATCTGACAACCCATATCTCTCAAGTCAAGGAGACTACGAAGCGATGCTTCTATCCCTCCCTGAACACCAACGTAAACAGTTGCTTGAGGGTGATTGGGATATTAAAGAAGGTGCTGCTTTTACTGAGTTTAGTAGGGATACTCACGTTATTGAACCTTTTGACATTCCAAGAAATTGGGTTAAATTTCGTGCTTGTGACTATGGTTATGGTTCTTATAGTGCTGTGCTGTGGTTTGCTGTTTCTCCAGACGAGCAACTTATTATATATAGAGAGTTGTATGTTAGCAAAGTCCTTGCCACAGATTTGGCAGATATGATACTAGATTTAGAGTCTGAAGATGGAAATATTAAGTATGGGGTTTTGGATAGCTCTCTTTGGCATAAACGTGGCGATACTGGTCCTTCTTTGGCTGAACAGATGATACAAAGAGGTTGTAGGTTTAGACCGTCTGATAGAAGTAAAGGCAGTAGAGTATCAGGTAAAAACGAGATACATAGAAGACTACAGATAGATGAGTTTACAGAAGAACCAAGAATGGTATTTTTTAATACGTGTATGAATAGTATAGCACAACTACCAGCAATACCTCTAGACAAAAAGAATCCTGAAGATGTGGATACTAGAGCAGAAGACCATATTTATGACGCATTAAGATATGGCATTATGTCAAGACCTAGATTTAGTATATTTGACTATGACCCTATAGGTAGACCAAAAAGTAGTATGCCTGTAGCAGACGCAACATTTGGATATTAATATGGCAGAAGAAGATATTTTACTAGAAGAAGAAGAAGCAATCGCTTTAAATGACGTTAAGGAAAACGACACTGAAGATGACTCTTCAGCTTCTAAATTAGCAGACTATGTAATGACTAAGTTCAAAAAGTCTGAAGACTACAGATACGAAGATGAACTTAGATGGACAAGAGCTTACAGAAACTACAGAGGGATCTATGGTCCTGATGTTCAGTTTACTGAAGCAGAAAAATCTAGAGTATTTATAAAGATAACTAAAACAAAAACATTGGCTGCTTATGGTCAAATAGTTGATGTTTTGTTTGCAGGAAATAAGTTTCCCATTAGCATAGAACCTACAACATTACCAGAAGGAGTAGCGAAAGATGTTAACTTTGATCCGAAAAAACCTCAAGAGCTTAGTGGAGATTCTCCAATCACTTCACCTTATGGTTTCAGTGGTGATGGCATGGAACTCCCTAAAGGCTCTACTGAAAAGAGTTTACTTGATAGGCTTGGACCTTTGCAAGATGATTTGTCGGAAATTAAAAACCTTGAAGAAGGTGTGGGTAAAACTCCGACAGCGATCACGTTCAGTCCTGCGATGGTTGCAGCAAAAAGTATGGAAAAGAAAATAACAGACCAACTAGAGGAATCAGGAGCTAACAAACATTTAAGAAGCACTGCATTTGAGATGTCTCTATTTGGAACTGGAGTTATGAAAGGACCTTTTGCTTTAGATAAAGAATATCCTAATTGGGATGCAGAAGGCAAGTATGATCCTACATTTAAAACAACACCACAGATAAGTCATGTGTCTGTTTGGAACTTCTATCCAGACCCTGACTCTACAAACATAGATCAAGCACAATACGTTATTGAAAGACATAAGATGTCAAGAACAGAGTTACGTTCTTTAAAACGTAGACCATTCTTTAGAGAAAACGTTATTGAGAGCGTTATCATGGATGGAGAGAACTACGTAAAGAAGTATTGGGAAGACGATCTAACAGACTATAACCAAGAAAACTATGTAGAAAGATTTGAAGTGTTTGAGTATTGGGGTATGATTGATACTGCAATGCTAGAAGAACAAGAAGTAGATATACCAAAAGAACTACAAGACTTTGACGAACTACAAGCTAATATTTGGGTATGTGGTGGTAGAGTTCTAAGAGCAGTGTTAAATCCATTCAAACCTGCAAAGATACCTTACATGGCCGCACCATACGAGTTAAATCCGTACTCATTCTTTGGTGTTGGTCTAGCAGAGAATATGGATGACACACAAACTCTAATGAATGGCTTTATGAGAATGGCTGTAGACAACGCAGTATTATCAGGCAATTTACTCATAGAAGTAGATGAAACAAACCTAGTACCAGGACAAGATCTATCTGTATATCCGGGAAAGATATTCAGAAGACAAGGTGGTGCTCCGGGTCAAGCTATATTTGGAACTAAGTTCCCTAACGTATCAAATGAGAATATGCAGTTGTTTGATAAAGCAAGAGTGTTAGCAGACGAAAGCACTGGCTTTCCATCATTTGCTCATGGTCAAACTGGTGTAACAGGTGTGGGTAGAACTGCATCAGGTATATCTATGTTGATGAATGCTGCAAGTGGTAGTATAAAGACTGTAATAAAAAATATAGATGACTATTTATTAAAACCTTTAGGTGAAGGTTTATTTAGATTTAATATGCAATTTGACTTTGACCCTGAAATAAGAGGTGATCTAGAAGTCAAGGCAAGAGGAACAGAAAGTCTCATGGCTAACGAAGTTAGATCACAAAGACTTATGCAGTTCTTACAAACTGCGTCTAACCCTGCACTTGCTCCATTTGCTAAGTTTAACTTTATCATTCGTGAAATAGCAAAGGCTATGGACTTAGATCCTGACAAAGTTACTAACAACATGGATGAAGCAGCAAGACAAGCAGAGTTACTAAAAGAATTTAGAGGGGATATGCCACAACAACAACCACCCGCAGGTCTTAATCCAAATGACCCAACAGGTGTAGGTGGGGGAACGATAGGTACAGGACAAGCTCCTAGACCTGGAGAACAAGGATTTTCGGGAGTAGCACAAGGTGGACAAACAGATACTCAGCAATCTCAAGCCGCTGGTCAGTCACCAACACCATCTGAATAAATACATTGATGTGCTGATAGAACAACAGCATAAGACAATGGAACAGGCAAAAGATATGCACATCATATACGCTTGTCAAGGCTCAATAGCCATGTTGCGTAGACTAAAACTACTAAGGGATGAAGTAAATGGCGAAGAAAAAAGATAAAGATATAGCTAAAGCAGAGACACAAAAACAAGAGCTTCCTAAAAAACGACCTGATGATGACATGAAAATGGTTAGTGAGATGGCCGCTGATCCAAATGTTTTGGGTTACAATGATTCAATCATAGAGTTTAAAACTAATCCTGATAAAGCTATTAACAATCCAGGAAATTTATTATATTATCCTCCAAGCGAACCAAACGAAGAATCTGAAAAAAGAGCTAAATTAATAGATAAAATAAGAGGTGTAAAAACGGTAGTAAGTAAGGAAGACCTCAAGAAAAACCCTAGTGTAGGATTTAAAAAAGGTGGCATACCAAAACAAATGGAGATGTTTGAAGGAGGCGATACTTCTATTGACACTAGTAAACTAGATAAAGAAGCAAAAGAAAAAAAAGATGCTAGAAAAATTCAATTTGACAACATGACAAAAATGTTAACTTCAGGAAAAATAAACGACCTGTCTCTTAAAGAAAAAGAAAATTTTGTTGAGTTGTATAAACTATTAAAGAAAAATTATTCTTTTAGTGAGGGTGGACTAAAAGATGAAGGTGGAGAAGTAGATGAAGAATCAGGCAATGAAGTTCCACCGGGATCTACAAAAGAAGAAGTAAGAGATGATATACCAGCTAGACTTAGTGAAGGTGAGTTTGTTTTTCCTGCAGATGTTGTAAGATACCTAGGTCTAGACTTTTTAATGAAGCTAAGACAAAGAGCTAAGGCAGGACTACAAAAAATGGAAGAGATGGGTCAGATGGGTAATTCTGATGAAGCAACACTTCCTGATGACATACCATTTACTATAGACGATCTAGACATGGAAGATGACCCATTAGAAATGCAAGTTGGTGGTGTAGTGCCTAACCCTATGGGCAATCCAACAGCTATGCCTAATCAAGTCACAACCATGAATAACCCTAATGTATATAATCCTAATATAGGTCAGATGTACACACCGGGTGGTGTCACTCCGTATGCTCCAGCTACATTTAAATCACTATTACCACAATCCTCTACAGGTCAAGTGAAAACAGAAAGTAGAAAATATACAAAAGGCAGTCAAGTAAGATTTGTTCCTTTTATTGTAGGAACAGGTCAACCTTTAAATCCCGCACAGTTAGCACAGTTAGAGGCAGACGGATTTACACCTGACACTGGTATATCTCCCACTAAGAAAGACGATAAAACAAAAACAGAAACTACTAAAGTAAAACCTGTAGATACTGGTGGAGATGACAGTGGTAGTGCGAAAGTATCGTCAGCTACTTTATCAATCGGTGGAGACAAAGACCCTAACAGACCTGGACTACAAACAGGTGCAACCACATTTGACCTAAGATACAATGTTCCGGGTCAGCTTCCTGGAATACTAGGCTTGGCTTCTTTACCTGGAATAATAGGAGGCAAAGCTCCAAAAGGAACTACTGTAGACTTTACTAAAGGCAACATAACTAAAACAGTTTCTTTTGCAGATTTTATGAAGATAAAGAATGATGTAACAGGTGACTTTGCTAAAAAGTTTACAGAAAGAATGAACACTTTAGACAAATTAAACAAAGATCAAATTGTGTTTGACCCTAAAGTAGGATATACAGATAAGACAACAGGAAACCCTGTAAGTTACGAAGATATAACTGATCCTAAGACAGGTTTAGGAAAAGAGATAGCAGATAGAATAACAAAAGAAACTAAAGAAAAATCTTTATTAGGTTTTGATATAAGTAAATCAGCAGAAGATGCATACAACGACTTATCTAAATCAGAAAAAGAAGCTTACAATGATTATGCAACAGAGCAAATGGAGCAAGAAGAAACAAAAGATAGAGGAACAGTTACAGCAGTTAGCCTAGGTAAAATAGCTAGTGACATAGAAGATGATACAGCTTTTGAGATTTCAGAGGAGAGGGCAAAAGCAGATAGAATGGCTGCTAGAGCAAGGGCAGACGAAATCGCAGCTCAAGCCATGAGTGATGATTCTGATTCAGGAACAGTAGTAGACCCAACACAAGGTCAAGACTTGAGTAGAACATTTGCTGACGATGCAGCATCAAGTGGAGGTGGTGGAGATAAAATAGTATGCACTGCTATGAATAATTCATATGGTTTTGGTTCGTTTAGACAAGCAATATGGCTAAGTCATAGTAAAAATATGCACCCTGCGTATCAAAAAGGATATCATAGAATATTTAAACCTCTAATAAAACTTGCCTACAAAAATGACGCATGGTATAATAAACTACTCAAAAACACACTTGAAGGCATAGCACGTAGAAGAACTGCTGATATATGGTTACAAAAACATGGTAAGCGTCATATAAGAGGTTCTATTGAAAGAGCTATACTTGAGCCAATATGTTATATCATAGGAAGAATTAAATAATGGAAATTAATTTACAAGAAATAAGAGAAAACTATGCAAGACTATCAGATGAAGAAAAAGAAACAATACGTAGGTTCATGAATGGTCCTGCTAGAATTATTATAGGTAAAATTTTTGGAGAAGATTTTGATAGGGCATTAGGACAATTTATGTTGCCTAAATCAAAGCGTGGTAGAGGACTAGCCGCAAGAACTTAAATAGTCCTAAATTATGGCTACTTATCCCCCAATAATGGCTACGATAACCCCTAGGAGAAAAAAATGGCTGAACAAGCACAAGAAATGGTGGTAGATGCTACACCAAAAAAAACAGCATTTATGGCTAAACCTTCTTCTCATGAAGATAGAATAAAAAAGGATGAGGAAGAGTTAGAGCTACTAAAAAAACAAGCACTTGATAAAACTGAAGAAGCTACCCAAGAAACTAAAGAAGAAGTGGTAGAAGAAAAAGAAGAAGAACCAAAGAGTGCTGAAGAAAAAACTTTCAAGAAAAGATATGGAGACTTACGTAGACACTCCCAAGAAAAAGAAAGAGAGTTTCAAAAGCAGTTGGATGAATTAAAATCTCAGCTAGAAAAAGCAACTAAGAAAGAGATTAAGCTTCCAAAAACAGAAAAAGAAATAGAAGAATGGGCGAAAGAGTACCCAGATGTGGCTAAGATTGTAGAGACAATAGCTATTAAGAAAGCTAAAGAACAATCTGACATATTAGAAAAAAGAATTATAGAGATAGATGAACTAAACGCAAAAGCTACTAAAGAAAGAGCAGAAGT